AACATTACCAATCTGGATAAAGGTGGTTAGCAATAATTATTATTAAAACAAATAATATGAAGTAAACTATTATCATAACATTCTACCAATCTGGATATGTCTCTTCTACTAATATTTTTATTTTTCTTCTTTTTACAATTCTTTTTACAGTGCAGTTCTTACATTCATAAGAATATGCTGATGGTAGGGTTCCTTTATATTTTCTTGTCAGATAAAAATCATCAACTAAATTTTTTATTTTACCACAAACTCTACATTTCCTTTCAGAAAATAATAAATGCTCTAATTCTATCTGATCATCAAACTCCATTTTTTTCAAGTTCCTGTAAATAGAA